GGGCGGCTGGCTCCCATTCCAGCCGCCCCGACTATGGGAGGCCACATGCATCCACTGCACATCGCCAGGACCGCCGTCCGCGTCCACGGTGCCATCCAGAAGGAGCAGGAACTCGCCGGGTTCCTCGCCCTCCTCGCCGACCATCACCCCCTTGAGGTCGTCGTGGAGATCGGCTCCGACGCGGGTGGGACCCTGTGGGCGTGGCAGCAGCTACCCGGCGTCCGCCGCGTCATCGGCGTCGACCAGCCCCACGCGGACTACTCAAGCGGCCAAGCCCTGAACGACCACGGTGCCGAGGTCGTCTACGGCGACAGCCACGACCCGGCCACGGTCAAGGCGCTGGTGGACCTGCTCGCCGGAGACCTGGTGGACCTGCTGTTCATCGACGGCGACCACTCCTTCGCGGGGGTGAAGCGCGACTACGAGGCGTTCCGGTACCTGGTGCGGCCGGGCGGGATCATCGCCTTCCACGACATCTGCCACCACCCGCACCGTCCCGACGTGGGCGTGGACATGTTCTGGCGGCAGTTGCCCGACGAGGGGTGGCGCAAGGACGTGATCGTGACCGACCCGCCGACCTGGGGCGGGATCGGCGTGCTCCGCCGCGTCCCGGTGGAGGTGGGCGCATGACCCGCGTCTCTGGCCGGACCCTGACGATCGGTGGGGTCGCCCACGCCCCCGACGGCTCCGGCTACTACCGGTTCTACCTGCCGTACATGCACCTGGGCAAGAACTCCCGCCACATCGTCGGGATGGCCCCCCCAGGCCAGCAGGCCCCCTTGGAGCCGTCGGACGTGGAACGCATGGACGTCGTCGCGTTGCAGCGGCCCGCCGGCCGCAACGGCGTCTACCAGCTGGAGCGGATCGTCGGCCACACCAAGCTGGTGTACGAGACCGACGACGACATGCTCCAGTCGGAGCCGTCCGGGCTGCCGCACCTGCACGACCAGATGACCCAGGAGTCGATCCGCCGCTGCCTGCGCCTGGTCGACGCCGTCACCGTCTCCACCCCCTACCTCGCCGAGCAGGTCCGCCCCTACAACCCCAACGTGTACGTCCTGCCGAACCATGTGAAGGCGGGACTGCTGGACCTGCCCCGGCCGCGGCGGGACCGGCTGGTGGTCGGCTGGGCCGGCGGCACCAGCCACCTGGTGGACATGGTCACCATCGCCGACGAGCTCGCCGGGGTGCTGCAGCGCAACCCCGAGGTGGACATGCACTTCATGGGATTCGACTACTCCCCGCTCGTCCGCCGGCAGTGCAGGTGGTCGACGTGGCAGCCCGACGTCGGCGAGTACTACAAGCGGGTCGACTTCGACGTGGCCATCGCCCCGCTGGCGGATGTGCCGTTCAACCGGTCCAAGAGCCATATCCGCGCCCTGGAGATGGCCGCGATGGGCATCCCGATCGTCGCCGCCGACGTGCTGCCCTACCGGGAGTTCGTCGCCGACGGCAAGACCGGCTACCTGTACGGCTCGCCCGGGGAGTTCGCCAAGCGCCTGGACGAGCTGATCCACGACCCGGACGCCCGCGCGGAGATGGGCGCCGCCGCCAGGGAGCAGGCGCGCGGGTGGACGATCCAGACCGGCTGGAAGCTGTGGGAACGCTGCTACGAGGAGGTCGCAGGTGTCACGAACGATCAAGGCGGTCGCGACCCAGCAGGTTCGTGACGCCCTTGGGAACGTCCTCGCCGACGTCGGGGATGAGCTGAGCGAGGCCGACTACGACAAGCTGGAGGACGGTGCGGCCAAGGCTGCCTACCGCCTAGTCATCGTCGAGGACGAGCTGGCGCAGCCTGCCAAGGCGAAGGACGCCACCGACACGGGATCGGCCTCCGACGAGGTCCAGGTCACCAAGAAGGGCGGGGGCAAGTGAGCGACCGTGGGTTCGCCGCCGACACCTTCGGCATCGGCGTCCGCCTCGGCCTGGGCGACTTCGCCAGCGAGCGGGGCCTGCTCCTGGTGGAACGCTGGGACGAGGACCAGACCTCCTGGGTGAGCCGCAGGCTCGGCGGTGAACGCGCCGGTAAGCCCGGCTTCTTCCAGCCCAAGGGCCACGAGTTCCGCGCCCTCGGCGTCGAGCCGTACGCGATCACCGAGGGGTACTCCAACTTGGTCACCACCGGCGGGTGGGACCGGATCCTCACCCTGGCGTTCGGTGGCGGCGGCACCTCCTACGCGTCGGCGTCGTGCCGGATCGGCGTGGGCACCGCGAACACTGCGGCCGCGTCGGGCAACACCGACCTTGCCGCGGTGACGGGCGCGTCCGGGCGGTACTGGGCGATGGTGGACGGCACCCCCACCACCAGCGTGGGTACGGCGGTGCGGCGCCTGTCGATGGTGGCGACGTTCGCGACCGGCGTGGCGAACATCGCTTGGGCCGAAGAAGCTATTGACCAAGGGACCACTACAGGAACCGCCGGGTCCGTCGGGGCAATGCTGAATCGTCTGGTGTCGAACCAGTCCACGAAAGTTTCGGGACAAACGTGGACTGCTACTTTTAATCTCGATTTTACCTAATCGGACAAGTCTGACTCACGTCCGAGTGTCATATGTCCCTGGTAAAATCGGGGTATGCCAAGCAACAGCAGCAAGTACCCTCAACTCCACGACGAAGCGTGGCTCCGTCGTCAGTACGTCGAGCTGAGGAGGTCAGCGAAAGACATCGCAGTCGAGGTTGGCTGCCACGAGGCCAGTGTCCATTACCACCTGCGGGAGTTCCGTATCCAGACCCATAGCGGCTGGCCCGGCATACGGACCTGCGAACGATGCGGCAAGGAGTATGCGCCTTCTGGTGCGATGCAGAAATACTGCTCCCAGTACTGCCGCGCTGGCACCCGTGCTTGCGAGCACTGCGGTAAGGAGTTCCGCGTCCCACTGCCGACCGGAAAGCATCCGGTCAGTCCCAAGCGGTTCTGCACGGCGGCGTGCATGTACGCCTGGCGTCGTGCCCATGCTGGTGAGTGGCGGCCAGCAACCCGTCACCGTCGCATCCGCCCAGACGGCTACGTCGACATCAACGTCGGCCGGGCGAACGGTGGCAGGGTCTTCGAGCACAAGGTGGTGATGGAGCAGCACCTCGGCCGGAAACTGCTGCCGAACGAGGAGGTTCACCACCGCAACGGCGTGAAGCACGACAACCGGATCGAGAACCTGGAGCTGTGGGCGCGTGACCAGCCACGCGGCCAACGCGCCGCCGACCTGCTGGCGTGGGCCGAGGAGATCGTGGCCCGCTACGCGCCTGAGCGCGACAAGCTCTAACTCGGAGGCATGAGATGCGGAAACTCGCTGTGGCGCTGGCCGCCGTACTGCTCATGGGCATCGGAGCGGTCGTGGCCTACGCCTCGATCCCAGGTCCGGACGGTGTCATCCACGGCTGCTACAAGACCTCGAATCCGGCGCAGGGCGCGCTGATCGCCATTGACTCGGCAGCGTCCTGCCCGAGCGGTTACACCGCGCTCAACTGGAACCAGACCGGCCCGCAGGGGCCGGCAGGAGCCAACGGCATAAGCGGCTACGAGGTCGTCAGTGCGAGCGCGACGCCTGTCGAGGCGCAGACCGGTTTCTGGGTGGCCGGACCAGCTAACGCGACGTGTCCTACAGGGAAGGTTCCGCTTGGTGGTGGTGCCACGACGGGCAACTCTGAGGTAGACCTCTCACAAAGCGCCCCCAATGGGAACAACGGCTGGATAGCAACCGCGAACGCCAACACGTCATCCTTCCAGCTCAACGTCTATGCGATCTGCGCCACTGTTGGGTCCTAACCTCGACTTCACCTAGAGCCCTCCAGGTTCGGGCGGCCTGGAGGTTCCCACCGGCCCGCGGCCTTCGACCCGCGCTATCCCCCGAGCGCACGGGGAGGCCGCAGGGCCGGTGGAATCACCGCGCATCTTGCCAGCCCGCCAGGGCCGTCGCCCGACGTGATGCGTGGTCGATATGGCTTCGTTGCAAACAGACCGAGCGCGCGATGTCGTCGCAGGGCAAAGGTAGAATCAGGCAGTAGAAGGCCCGGCGGTGATGACGCACCCCGGGCCCTTGGACGACACCCCAGGAGGTGCCGCCGTGAACAAGGGTACCTGCTCGATTGATGGTTGCTGCAAGCATGCATATGCGCGCGGCTGGTGCCGTGCTCACTGGCAGCGATGGCGCCGGAACGGCGACCCTACTTGGCCACTGCATGAGCGTCACATCACAGCCGAGCAGCGTTTCTGGGCGAAAGTCAACAAGACCGAGAGCTGCTGGCTATGGACCGGTGCTCAGGATGATGAAGGTTATGGCTTGTTCTCCATCCGGCATTATCCGGTCCGAGCCCACCGTTTCGTCTACGAACTGCTGGTCGCCCCGATCCCCAAGGGACTCCAACTCGATCACGTCAAGGCGAACGGCTGCACCTCGAAGCTCTGCGTGAAGGCCGTCGCTGATGAGCATGGTCCGGCACATCTGGAGCCCGTGACGCAGCGGGAGAATCTTCTCCGGGGTGATGGCTTCACAGGTCGCAATGCCCGTAAGACGCACTGCCCGCAGGGTCATCCTTACGACGAGGAGAACACCTATCGAGACGGCGCGGGCAAACGTTCCTGCAAGGTTTGTCGCGCTAATCACGCTCGGACTCGTCAACTTCGGAAGAAGACTCGATAGCTCCTCCAAGGCAAACTAACCGTTAGCAAGCCGAGCCGTGAGGGCCCCGGCGGGCGGAAGCGGATTCGCGGCCGAACGCCCACCAGGGCCACCCCCGAGCCTACCGCTACGGGATGATCGTCTGAGTGGGCGGCAGGACCGGCTGGAGGTCAGGCGAGCAGGACCTTGTAAATCTTGCTGACCGTCCCCGACCCGGCGACCAGCGTCCCACGGAGCGTGATCGCCTGACCCTGCGACCACGGCCCCCCGGTGATCGTGGCGGCCCAGTCGTGGCGGACACCATCGCAGACGACCGGGATGGACCCGGTGACGGTGTAGGGGGTACCGACGACGGTGGAGAACGTGAGCGTCCCGGTGCCGCTGGGGTCATCGCAGATCGCGGTGCCGGTGATGTTCGCGGTGGCAGTGGAGACGAACACGCCGGTGGAACGGACGGTGAAGTCGCTGGTGACCGCCTGGGCCGACCCGACGCCGGCCATGGTCAGGGCGACCAGCACGGCGAGCAGGATGAACAGGCGCCGCATGAGCGCTCCTTTCGTGACGATTACGTCTGCCGCCTGGACCCTACCCGCCCGTAGAGGACATACACCGTGCCCTTGACCCTCAACGACGCCCTGGTCCAGCCGATCGTCTCAAGCGGTTTCAACGCCACCTCCGGCGCGACCTCGCTGGGCTCGGCGACCACCGCGGGCAACACGCTGCTGATCGCGGCGGCGACCTACGGCACCACCGGGATCTCCACCCCGTCGGGGTACACCGCCGACCAGCCCACCAACGTCGCCACCCAGAAGGTGTACTTCTTCCGCAAGAGCAATATTGGCGCGTCGGAGACGCTGCCGACCCTGTCCACCGGCGCGTCCACCCAGAAGACCGTGTGGTTCGCGCTGGAACTGGTGGGCCTGGAACTGGTTGCGCCGAAAGATGTGGTCTCCGCTATCGCCACCGCGACCGCGCAGAGCCTAGCGACTGCGACGATCGGCGGGGCGTACTACGACTGCATCGGTTTTTGCCTGCACCTGGCGCAGAACGGCTCGTCGACGACCCCGCCCACATGGAGCGGCCAGGTTGCGCCGTGGATTGAGCAGGCCGAACAGGGCCAGGCCGATGCGACCACCTCGATCGGTGCGGCACTGTCGGCGTGGGCGCCGCAACAGACCGCCTCGCTGACGGGCTGCTCCGCGGATAGTTCGCTTGGCGCCAACGGGCCGTTGGCCGCCGTCGCGGTGAAATACATGGTGGCCGGGGCCAGGTCCGCCTCGGACCTGCGCTACTTCACCGGGTTCGAGCCCGGCACCACCGCCGGGATCGCCACCGGCGTCTCCGGCAGCCGCCTGTTCGAAGCCGTCTCCGGCTCGCCCACCATCACCACCTCCACGCCCCGCAACGGCAACTACTGCCTGGAGCTGCCCGACACCGCCGTCGCGCACAACCTGACGTGGCCGAACGTGCCGATCACGGTCGGCTCCGGCGGCAAGTCACCCTCCCGCGTCTGCTTCCGGTTCGTCGGCAACCTGCCCACCAGCGACACCGAGGTGTGCTTGCTGGAGCCAAGCGGCGTGGTCCTCGACACCGTCGTCCGCTACCGCGCCGCAAGTAGCAAGATCGGCGTGCAGGTCGGCTCCAACACCGAGCAGCTGTCGGCCGCCACCATCCAGGCGGATACCTGGTATGCGCTGGACCTCGAACTGGACCCCGGCAGCAGCGCCTCGGCACCGCACACTGTCTCCTGGCAACTCGACGGGGTCGAGCAGACACCTGCAACCCACACCACCAACACGTCCACGTTGACCGGGGTGGTGTTGCGGATTGGCCGCACAACCGCAGCCGCACCAGGATGTCTGGTCCGCTACGACGACTGCCTCATCGCCGGCCGGCGGGGCAACTACCCGCTCGGCGACCACAAGGTCGTCCTGCTCACCGTCGACCCGGCCGGGACGCTGTCGGTCATCGGCTCCACCGCCAACTTCAACACCTTCACCGCCAACGGCACGATGAGCGCGTGGAACGCGACGACCGCCCGCGACGCGATCGATGAGGTGCCCCCCACGATCGGCGCGTCGGCGGACGGCCTCGCGCAGGTCACCACCGCGACCAACGATTCCGTCAAGATCCCCATGACCACTTACGCCGCCCAAGCCGGCGAGGCGATCCGGGGGGTGCGGATGCTCGCGTGCGGGTGGGCGGCCGGGACGCAGGCCAAGACGCTGGCGTTCTCCGGCTACTCGGGCAGCGAGGCCGGCCACGGCACCCAACTGTTCGCGCTGGCCGACCCGCTGTTCGACAACTCCACCACCACCCCGGCCTGGTGCTGCAGGATCTTCAGCCCGACCGACGGGTGGACGCAGGCCAAGCTGGACGCGCTCGAGTTCCGCATGGGCCTCTCCGACGACGCGACCCCCGACGTTGGTATCCACGCGGTCTACGCCGAGGTTGCCGTGCAGACGGCCAGCAGCCAGCCGATGTTCGGCATGGCAGGGGATGTGCAGGTGACCGCCGCCTACGACCCGCTCTCCGGCGGGATCCTCGCACTCACCACGGCCACCCCGGAGGGCAAGGCGACCACCCTGCACTATGAGGTGTCGGGGACGCCGACGGATGTGGTCGTGGCGGCTGCCTCCAGCGACACGCAGGTGATTGGCGCACCCGACGTCCCGACCGTGGGCTATGTGGCGATCTACCCCGACCCCGAAGGCGTGGCGGATACCTGATGCCGCCCACCGTCGTCGCCGTCGGTGCGGACTCCGGCGGGAGCACCGGTGCCGTCACCCCCGCGCTGCCCGCCTCGATCGCTGCCGACGACATCCTGGTCACCGTCGCCGAATGCGAGGGGGTCACCGCCCCCGGCGCCTACACCCTCCCAAGCGGCTGGGCCCACGTGACCGGCAGCCCTGTGCAGGAGGGCACCAACACGCGCCTGTGGGTGATCTGGCGCCGCTACGACGGCGTGTTCACCGCCCCCAGCTTGGGGGACTCCGGCGACCACAACCACGGCCGGATGATCGCCATCCGCGGCTGCCCCACCACCGGCAACCCCTGGGATGTCGCCGCCGCCGCCACCGAGGCCGTCAGCGACACCAGCGCGACCTGGCCGGGGGTGACCACCACCATCCCGGACACGCTGATCCTGGAGATCATCGCCACCGGCGCGGACACCTCCACCGCCCAGGTCGGCACCCTCACCAACGCCAACTACACGTCCATCACCGAGCAGATGGACAACTGGGTCATCACCGGCAACGGCGGCGGGTTCGGCATGGTGTCGGCCACCTTCGCCGGGCCCGGCGCGACCGGCCAGTCCACCGCCACCCTCACCGCCGCGAGCAGCAAGGCGCTGATGACGGTGGCGTTCAAGCTCGCCAGCGGCGGCGCCCCGCAGGTCCTGATGCGTTCACCACGGCCGATCGAGCAGGGGTCGGCATCGGGCCCGTACTCGCAGCCATACATCCACCCGCACATCCGCCCAGGAGGCTAAATGGCCCGGTACTCCTCCGCGTTCCGCTCGACTGGCGCCGGGTCGACGACGCTGCCCATCGCCGGCCTGATGGCCCAAGCGACGACGCCGCTGTGGGTGGTGGAGATATGGGCGACCAACACCGCCACCACCGCGCTGTCGCTTGGGTTGCGGGTCATCACCGCCGCTGGCACCCCAGGCGCCTCGAAGACCGTCTTCCGGGAGGACAACGACACCGTCACCCTCAAGGGCGACCCGCGTGACACCTGGACGGTCGCGCCGACCATGACCGGTACCGCCGAGGGCCCACGCAACGCCGCCATCGGCGCCTCGGTCGGGTCCGGGGACGTGTTCACCTTCGGGGGCCGAGGTTTCTACATCCCACCTGGCACCGCCAATGGCGTCGGCCTGATCCCGCTGACCGGTGCTGGCCAGATCCTCGACGTGACGTTCGTATGGGATGCCTGACGACTGATCGGGGGTAACTCGTGCCGAGGGTCCGCCGAGCAGCCACCAGGCCCTTCCTACCCCGGGCCCGGCTCGGGTCGCGGATCCTCAAGCCAGCCCCATCCGCCCCCACCTACCAGACCCCCGCCAAGGTCCAGCAGCAGGTCTACGCCGCCAGCGCGGCCGGCACCACCCACAACCTCCCCACGCTGGCCAGCGAGCCCGTCCAGGGGTACCTGCTGATCCTGGTGGTCTGCTCGAGCACGACCACCACCACCCCGTCAGGGTGGACCCGCCGGGTCGGCCCGGTCGACTTCGTTGACCTGGCCATCTTCGACCGGATCGCCCCCGCCGGCTTCGGCACCGCCCTGTCGTTCAGCCTCGGCAGCTCGGGCACCGCCATCGCCTGCTTCATGGAATGGTCGGGCCTGGACGCGACCCCCCAGGACCAGACCGGGTCGACCACCACCGACAACGGCGGCACCGGCACGACCGGCACGACCGCCCAGACCGACGAGCTGCTGGTCGCCGCGGTCGGCGACGAGGGCTCCGGGTCGCAGGGCGGCACCACCGCAACGAACTATTCAGCGTGGTCGAATTCGTTCACCGAGCAGGCCGACCTGGGGGCCACGTCGGGGACGACGAACGCGCTGGCCGGCATCGCCACCAGGCTGGTCACCGCCACCGGGACCTTCTCGACGACCCCGACGGGCGCCAGTGATGTCGGCTGTATCGCCACCTACAAGGCCGCCGTCGCGGTCGGTGGTGGCGCCACCCCGGTCACCCTCAACGACTCCGGCACCGCCGCCGACAGCCTGACCGTCACGGTCGCCGTCCCACTCGCCGACGTGGGTGCGGCGGCGGATGCGGTGTCCCTCTCGGCCCAGGTCCCGCTGGCCGACTCGGGCACCGCCGCCGACACGCTGTCGGTCGACACGGGCACCACCCCCAAGACCCTCGCGGACACGGGCACCGCCAGCGACAGCTTCACCGTTACGGTCGCCGCACCGCTGGCCGAGCAGGGCGGCGCCGCCGATTCGGTGGCGGTCGCCGCGCAGGTCACCCTCGCCGACACGGGCACCGCCGCCGACACGGTCGCCGTCGCCGTCATCAACCCGGTCACCCTCGCCGACACCGGCACCGCCAGCGACAGCCTGCAGGTCACCGTCGCCGCCCCGCTCGCCGACGGCGGCACCGCCACCGACACGGCCACCGTCACCGCCCAGGTTCCACTCTCCGACACCGGCGCCGCGTCCGACTCGATCAACGTCGGGATCCCCGTCCCGGTCGCCGATCAGGGCTCGGCCACCGACAGCCTCACCGTCACCACCCAGGTCACCCTCAACGATTCCGGTGCCGCCACCGACACGCTGGCGGTCGCCGCCCAGGTTCCCCTGGGCGACCAGGGCACCGCGTCCGACTTGATCAACGTCGGCATCCCCAAGCCGCTGGCCGACACCGGTGCCGCGTCGGACTCGGTCGTGGTGTCGGTGGCTGTCCCGCTCTCCGACACCGGCCAGGCCACCGACACCACCGGCATCGCCGCCGCTGTCACCCTCGGCGACACCGGCGCCGGTGCCGACTCGGTCAGCGTCGTCCAGTCCAAGCCGCTGGCTGACCAGGGCGCCGGCAGTGACAGCGTGCGGGTCGCGGCCGCCGCCACGGTCGCCGAGGTCGGCACGGCCGCCGACTCGGTCAGCACCAGCGTCCTGCTCACCCTCGCCGACGGTGGCACCGCGGTCGACTCGTTCTCGGTTGTGTTCGTCGCGCCGTTCACGGTTGGGACGCTCACCGCCGCCGACCAGCCGCTCGCGACACTGGCCACCAGCGCCGCCGGTGCCACGCTCACCGCCACCGCCGCCGCTGCGGGAGGCCCCAGCTAGAAGGCTAGATATCAGCCGCGAGCAGCGTAAGAAGAAGAAACAGGCCGAGTGATAGGACGGTGGATAGGTGCCCCGTTATCCTCAAGGACAACCTGTTCGTCTCAGTACCACCGTCCGCGACGTGTCCGGCACCCTCGTCAACGCCACCACCCTCACCCTCACCATCTCCAAGCCCGACGCCACCACCCAGGCGTACTCCTCACCCACCAACGACGGGACCGGCCTGTACCACCAGGATGTCCCCACCGCCGACATCAACCAGGTCGGCCACTACGCCTACAAGTGGGTCGCCACCGGCACCGGCGCGGGCGTGTCGTTCTCCACCTTCGACGTGTTCGACCCGCTCGACCCGTCGGTGCTGTCGTTGCAGGACGGCAAGGAGCACCTGAACATCGCGGCGGCGACGACCACCTACGACGCGGAGATCGCCAGCAAGATCGCCACGATCCAGGCCAACCTCGAGCGGATGACCGGCGGGCCGATCCTGAACCGGTCGGTGACCGAGCGGGTGTGCGTCGGCGCAGGGTGGACCGCCCTGACGGTGCGCAAGCGGCCCCTGGTCAGCGTCACCTCCATCACCGACGTCGCCACCGGCGCGTCGATCTCCACCACGGATCTGGAGTTGGACACCAACGCGGGGGTGATCCGCCGCAAGGCGCTGCTGCCGTTCCTTGGCGTCACCCCCTACTTCACCGTCGCGTACGTGGCAGGGTGGGGCACCGAGGTCCCGGCAGCGTTCGGTGAGGCCGCACGGATCATCCTCGAGCACCTGTGGCAGACCCAGCACGGCCCCAGCCTGCGGCCCAGCCTTGGTGGTGAGGAGACGGTGACCCTCCCGGGCTTTGGGTTCGCGATCCCCAACCGGGCCGCCGAGCTCCTGTCGCCCTACGCGACCGAGGCGTACGTGTGAACTCGAAACTGCCGCAGATCCTCGACTACCTCGCCACGGCATTCACCGCCGCAGCGACCCTCGGCGCAGCTACCCCGCCGGTCGCGGTCCGCGACGGCCCCGTCCTCACCCAGGCACCCGACCAGCTGATCCTGTGGGTCGGCATGGACGACCCCGACGACGACGACCCCCAGACCGCCGCCTCGGAGACCCCATGGGCCGGGCTGGGCGTGCAGGCCAAGAACGAACTGTTCACCGTCTGGTGTGCCGCCGAGGCGTGGGGCGGCGAGACCGAGGTCAACGCGATCCGCACCACCGCGTTCGGGATCGCGGGCGCCGCCGAGGCGGTGCTACGCGCCGACGGGCAACTCGGCGGCCTCGTGCTGTTCCAGGGCGTCGCCGGCTACGTCCTGCGGCAGGCCCAGACCGACAAGGGCGCGTATGCCCGGGTCGCGTTCCGCATCGAAGGCCAGGCCAGGATCTAAGGCTGCAGGATCGATCCCGTCACAGCGACGGTGAATCCGCTCTATCCGCCCGGCGCCTGTTCCTTACCGCACCGGCAGGCTGCCTTACCGAACGTGAAGACGTGGTAGCCGGCCTGCTCGCAGACCGACATCGACGTCCAGCGCGCCCGGGCAATCGCCTCACGCTCGCCCCTGATGACATCCGGGTCGTCGTAGGGCACTGGGGGCGTGAGTGTCGGCAGCGGTGCCTTGAGGGCAGCGCGGACCTCCCGCTTCCAGGCAGGTTCGGATCGTCGTCGTCGCATGCACGGAGCCTACCAGGAGGAACCCAACGTGAAAGCCAAGAACATCAGCGGCGGGCCCGTCCACTTCCCCCTCGTCGGCCGGGACGTGGACGCCGACGAGATCATCGACGTCCCCGACGACACCCTCCTGCCCGCCGACTACTTCCAGCCCGTCGCCGACAAGCCAGCCAAGTCGAAGGACAAGGAGTAGCAGATGCCATACGCGAGCGGCCTGGGGGCCTCCCTCGGCTTCGGCGTCGAGTCGACCCCGGGCACCGAGGTCGCGCCGACCGCATGGTATGAGTTCCTGTCGGAGTCGCTGGCGCTGACCCCCACCTACCTCGACTCCGCCGGCCTCAAGGCCGGCCAGGCGTACAAGCGCGGCGCCCGCACCCAAATCTCCCGCTACACCGTCGGTGGTGACGTCACCGTCGAGCACTTCGACCGTGGCGTGTCAGCGACCGGCGGGAAGGGCATGGGCCTTTTGTGGCACTACGCCCTTGGCAGTCCCACGACCGGCGCGCAGCAGTTGGGTGCCACCAGCGCCTACCAGCAGGTCCACATCCCCGGCACCACCGCCGGGCTGTCACTGACCGCCGAGGTCGGCCGCCCCCAGGCCGCCAGCCCCTACACCGCCAACCGGTTCGGCTACTCCGGCATCAAGTTCGCCGGGTGGGAGTTCACCTGCAGCGACGGTGCGCTGGCCCAGCTGAAGCTGACCGCCGACGGGTGGAACGCCACCACCACCGGGTCGCTCACCCAGCCCGTGTTCGCCGCCGCCGCCTACCAGTCGGGCGTCTTCTCGTTCGCTGATGCCTACCTGTTCCAGATCGGCACCGGCACCCAGGCCGGCACCGGGTCGCTGCCCGGCACGGGCGGGACCGGCACCGGTACCGGCAACTACACCACCCTGACCGGCACCGCCGCGGTCTCCCACGTCGTGAAGGGGTTCACCCTGACCGGCACGCGACCGATCGCCGACGACCGCTACGGGTTCGGCTCGGCGGGGGTCAAGCGGGAGCAGCTGGAGAACGGCATCCCCACCATCGCCGGGTCGCTGGACGCCGAGTTCACCAACCGGACCGAGTTCTACGACCTGTTCGCCACCAACGCCACCCGGTCGCTGCAGCTGGACTTCGCCCACGGCATCTCCGGGTCCGGCGCCGACGGCGCCGCCGGCAGCACCGGCACCGGGGCGTACCGGATCAGCTTCGTGTTGCCGTTCGTGAAGTTCAAGGCCGACCCCTTGAGCGTAGGCGGCCCCGACCTGATCCCCGAGTCGATCCAGTTCGAGGCGTACGACGACGGGTCGGGCGTGCCGTTCCAGTTGCGCATCGTGAGCCAGGACCAGACGTTCTGATGGCCGTCATGCCGAAAGAGGCCACGGTCAAGCTCCACCTCGACACGTCTGATGCGCTGGAGCGGATCGCCGAATTCCCCGATGAGGTGCTCGACCGGCTCGCCGACAAACTCACCGACCGGGTCATTAAGCGGATCCGTCAGCAGGAACGTCTTGAGGGGAAGAGCTGATGCCCCGCATCGACCTCCCCGGCGGCCACCACGCGGAACTGCGCGACCCGGAGGACCTGCGCCGCGGTGACGTCCGCGCGGCGATGGCGTCGGCGGACCGCCAAGGCGTGGACGTCGGCGGCGGGATGACCCTCAACGCGATCGGCGCGATCGAGGACGGCCTGCTGGTGCGGTTCATCACCTCCTGGACGCTCACCAACGCCGTCACCGGCACCGGCAATGGCGACGGCGCCACGCTACTGCCGGTCACGATCGAGTCGCTGCAGGATCTCCCGCTCGCCTACTTCCAGCCGCTGGAGGCGGCGATCGCGCCAGCACTCGGGCGGGTCCTCCGGGAGGGGCAGCAGCCGATGGACCCTACCTCCGCGGCACCCTCGTCCAGGCCGGCGCCTACGGCCTCGACGCCCGCCGTGCGAGCCGACTAGCCCCGGAGTGGCTGGACGCCCTTGAGGACTTCTGGTGGGCGGACCGGTTCCGCTGGACACCCAACCAGGTCGACGCCCTGCAGGTCGAGCGGGCCCGCAGGCTGCGGTTCGTGGCTGACGCCATCGACGAGGGACGCGCCAAACGCCAGGAAGAACAGGCCAAGGGGTAGCCATGGCGACACGGAAAAGCGTGGCAGGTGAACCGAGAGATAAGAACGGCAAGTGGACGGCGTCGACCCCTGGATCTCGCTGGTACGCCAAGAACGCCCCCAAAGCTTCCGCGCTTGCAAGCAAGGCCAAGGCTGCCGCGCAGGCAGCCGGGTACACGCCGCCAACTCGTCGGAAGGCCAAACCGAAACGCAAGCGGACGTAGGGCCGTGCCGACGCTGCTGCAGGGCTGAGCGGCCATTGCTAGCCGCGTTTATTGCCCGGGATCTTCGCGGCGGAGATAACCACCCAGCCCCGTAGGAGTATAGATGCCGGGCATCCTCCGCGGCGCCCACGTCGACGCCAGCGACTACACCGACCTGTACCGGGCGACCCGCCACCTCGGCCCGGAGGTCCGCCGCGCCTACAAGAAGCGCCTCACCGACGCCGCCAAGATCGGCCAGCGGGCCGCCAGGGTGAAGATCCGGTCCATGCCCGCCGGTCGCCGCTACACGGCCCTCGGCGCGGGCCGCCACTACCGGCGCGCCCGCCCGGGGGTCGGTGTGGGCCTGCGGTCCACGCTGGCAGCCAACATCAAGGTAGAGGTCGGCCCCCGCGACGTGGCCATCCGCCAGTACACCCGCGGCTTGCGCGGCCACAACGCCCGGGACCTCCCCAAGGTCATCGACCGGGGCGGCTACGGCATCTCGGGCGGCTGGCGGCACCCCGTCTACGGCCACGAACCGCAGGTGTACCAGCGGTCCTGGCCCTACTTCGCGTCCACCATGCGCGAGCTGCGACCCGTGATGGTCGGTGAGGTTGCGCAGGTGCTGGACGACATCAAGCGTGAGCTGCGCCACCGCAGCCGCCTGTTCGGTCTGGGAGCCTAGAGGTGCCCCTGATTCTCGCGGGCCAACTTCCAGGGACAGCCGGCCCCGTGCGGGCCGATGACCTCATCGTCCTTGTGGTAGTTGCAGAGTAGGCATCGTCCTGTACTGCTATCGACCGGTGCTCTGGCTTCCGCGAGCAGCCGCACGATCGTCGCCAGTGCTTCGCGGGACAGTGGCTCCTTGTCGATCTGGATCGCAAGCCACTTCTTGATGGGCAGGTTCAGTGCATTCATACCGATCCCTCTCTGTGCTTCTCCAAGTAGTCAGCGGTGGCACGTAGCCGCTCGGGGTCATCACCGAACATGCCAAGGCCAGCGTTGCAGCCGTTGCAGAGCAGCGCCCGGACGCGGTTTGTCTCATGGTCGTGGTCAACGACTAGCGGTGCTCTGCCATCCACCCGCTCGCCGTCGCCACCGCAGATGGCACAGCGGTGGTCTTGCTCCTCAAGCATCTCGTCGTACCGCTCAAGCGTGAGCCCGTAGAGGCGGAGTCGGAAGCTGCGGTAGTGCTGGAGCATGCGCGACCGGTTCACCTCGGCGTAGCGCTTCATGTACGCGCCGCGAGTGCCGCGCTGCCGTTCGATCTGGTACGCCTTAGCGCACGACTTGCAGTAGGTCGCCCGCCGGTCCTTGGTCGAGCGGTGCGCGTAGAACTCCAGCAGCGGCTTCGTCTCGCCGCAGCGGGGACAGCACTTGGTCTTCGTCAGGTCAACCGGCTCAGCTAATGCCTGAGCCTGGGCGGCAGCCAACCGCTCTGCGTTCGCCTCCTCCCAGTCGCGGACGTACCGCTTGGTGCAGTTCTTGCAATAGCCCTGGTAGCCGTCCTTCGTCTTGGCATGCCGGTAGAACTCGCTGAGCGACTTGGTGGTTTTGCAGCGAGAGCAGGTCTTCGCGGGAATCTCCATAACGCTGATCTTACCTTCAAGTCCCGACAAAGCGCAGGTGGGGGGGGGTGGTGCTTTCAGATGGCCGGTAATACCGCGAGTCTGACATTTCAAGCTGTTCGGAATTGACGTCACCGCGAGCCGCACCATCTCCGGCGTTGGTGTCGCCGCCGCCGGGACCGCCCGCGACCTCGAGCTGCTCAGCACCAAGACGCTCAAGTACTCCGCTCTGGCGGGCGCGGCTGGGGTGGCGGTGGACGGCCTGGCGGTCGCATCCGTCGGTGCGGCCGGCGCGATCGGGATCGGCCTCACCGCCGCAGTCGGCCTGGCAGCGGTCAAGTTCGCCCTGATGGCCAAGGGCGTCTCCGACACCTGGAAGAAACTCGGCACCGACCTGCAAGCCCAGACCGTCGCCATGTCGGGGCCCGTGCAGAACGCCCTGCTCGGCATCGCCGAGTACGCCCGAAGCCAGTTCGCCAAGCTGCGGCCCACGATCCGCGCGCTGTTCACCGACCTCAAACCGGTCGTCGGGGAGCTCGGCACAGGGTTCGTCGCCGCCGGCGCCGCCGCCGTGCGTGGGCTGGAGCCGTTCATCAGAATGGTCCGCCCCCTGGTGGACGTGCTGGCGGCCAACCTCGTCCCGATCGTCACCGCGCTCGGGCAGGCACTCACCAACATCGTCGGGCCACTGGCCCGCAACTCGGCCGCGTTCGGCCAGTTCATCGGCCTCATCACCCAGCTGCTGCCCGCACTCGGCGGGGTCATCGGCAACCTCGTCACCCTCGGCGCGCAGGTCCTGCCGCTGCTCACCCCCGTCCTGGACACCGTCCTGTCCGCGGTCGACGGGCTGCTGCAACTGCTCGGCCGGCTCGGCGCACAGATCCTCCCCGCCCTGGCCGGCACCCTCCGGGACGTCGCCGGGTCGCTGTACACGGGCCTGGCGAAGGTCCTCCCCGTGGTCGGCAAGGCCCTGCAGACGATGCTGCCCGCGATCGGCCGGCTCGCGCAGGCCCTGTTCCCCGCCCTCGCGCAGATCCTCACCGCCCTGGAACCCGTCCTCGCAAACGTCGTGTCGACCCTGGCGAACTCCCTGGCGAAGGTCCTGCCCGGCCTGGTGCCCGGGTTCGTCGCGCTCATCAGCGTCGTCGGTGGGCTGTTCGGCGCGGTCAAGCCGCTGCTGCCGCAGCTCACCTACCTCGCCCTGTGGATCACCAAGGTCACCAGCAACCTCCTCGGCGCGATCCTCCCGGTGGTCGCTGCGATCCTGCAGGCCCTCATGCCGGCCCTCAAGGGCCTGCTCCCGGTCATCATCACGGTCGTCAACACCGTCGGGAACGCCCTGGCCGCCGCGTTCACCCAGGCCCAGCCGGCCCTGGTCTCCCTGGCCCGCTCCATCGGCCTGATCCTGGTCGCGCTCACCCCGCTCATTCCCGTCATCGTCAAAGCGGCCATGTCGTTCCTGCCGCTCATCCCCGCCATCGCCAAGGTCGCCGCCGGACTGGCGCAGGGGCTGGTCCCGATCGTGCTCGCGCTCACCCCGCTGCTGATCGCCCTGGCGCCGACCCTGGTCAAGATCGCCATCGCCGCCAAACTGTGGGCCGGCGTGCAGGCCCTGCTGAACATCGTCCTAGCGGCCAACCCCATCGGCCTAGTCATCGTCGCCATCGCCGCGCTGGCGGCGGGGATCATCTACGCCTACAAGCACTCAGCCACCTTCCGCGCCATCGTCCAGGCCGCGTTCCACGCGGTGCAGGTCACCGTGCAGGCCGTGGTCGGCTGGTTCACCGGGACGTTCGTGCCGTTCTTCACCCGCACGATCCCGGGGGCGTTCAACGCGGTCCTGTCCTGGGTCCGGTCGCACTGGCCCCTGCTGCTGTCCATCCTGACCGGGCCCATCGGGGCGGCGACGATCTACATCATCCGCCACTGGGACCAGATCCGGCAGGGCGCGGTCACCGCATGGAACGCCGTGGTGGACTTCATCAAGCGCATTCCCGGCCGGATCATCGGCGCGCTCGGCAACCTCGGCGGCCTGCTGTACGGCAAAGGCAAGGATGTCCTGAACGGCATGCTGAACGGCATCAAGGCCGTCTGGGAGACCGTCCGCGGCTGGTTCCGGGGGATGCCGTCGGCGATCCTGCGCGCGCTTGGCATCAAGAGCCCGCCGGACTGGGCGATCGACGCGGGCCGCCACGTCATGAACGGCATCCTCAAGGGTCTCGCCCACGGTGCCAGCAACGTCAAGGGGTTCTTCGTCGGCCTGGCCGGCAACGTCCTCGGGCCGCTCAAGAACATCTGGTCGACGATCAGCGGTGGCCTCGGCGCGTTCGCCGGGCCAGTGCTCGGCAAGTTCTCCTCCATCGTCGACCTCGCCAAAGCGATGCTCACCGTCGTCGGGTGGGGATCCGGCCCGGCGTGGAACGCCTTCTACAACCTGGAGATGGGTGAGGCCGGCTTCAACCCGTTCGCCCGCAACCCCTCCTCCGGCGCGTACGGCATCGCCCAGGCCCTGCCGCCCAGCAAGTACCCACCGGGGGCGTTCTCCACCAATCCGATGACCGCCGCCGCAGTGCAGATCGCGTGGATGATCGACTACATCCGCGGCCGCTACGGCGACCCGATCCGCGCCTACTCCGCTTGGCTCTCTAGGTCGCCGCACTGGTACGCAGGTGGGTTGGCGCCGACCCTGTTCACCCGCCCGACCCTGATCGGTGTCGGGGAGCGTGGTCCCGAGGTCGCCAGCGTGGTCCCCCTCGGCCGGGGCGGCCGCAGCGCGGGAGGGGTGTACGTGGACCTGCGCGGCGCGGTCGTCTACGGCGACCGCCGCGCGCTGGTCGCCGAGATCCGCAAGGGCATCCGCGAAGGCATGCGCGCCGAGGGCAAACCAACCCAGGGGATCTGACCGGTGCAGTTCGACGGCATCACCGCCCCCAAAGTCCGCGTCCTCGTCTCCTTCCCCGGCAGCGCGGTCACCGACCCGCAGGCCGGCTACCTGCGCCTCGGCGTCGGCCAGCTGGACACCGACATGCTCGCCGGGGACGTGTGGACCGAGCTGCCCCCCGAGGACATCCAGTCGGTCAGCATCAAGGTCGGCCAGTCCGGCGAGATCGACCAGGTGTCCCCGGGAACCGCTACGTTCGTCGTCGACGACAGCTCAGGCGACTACGACCCGCTCAACCCGTCCTCCCCCTACAACATCGCCAACCTGCTCGACCGGCAGGAC